AATATCTTAACTGGCGGACTTATATCGGCCACTGGCAATGCCACAGCAGGCAACTTGCTCACGGGCGGATTGATCAGTGCCACATCCAGCATAACCACAGCAGGCGCCAATGCCGACATAGGAACCAGCACAGCCAACGCCACTTATAACTTTGGTTCAGGCGCTACTGGCAATGCCTTGATCAAGAACATCAATATTGGCACCTCGGGCACGGCCAATAGCAACACCGTGGTTACAATTGGAACAGCTGGTGGCAATGGCAACGTCACATTCACGGCCAATACCACAGTGGCCATAGCCAACACTTCTGGTTCTGCGTTGAGTGCGGCAGGTAACATAACTGGTCTCAACATACTCACTGCCGGTGTAATGAGCTCGACCGGCAATGGCATATATGGCAACGTGGTCACAGGCGGAGTAGTCACTGCCACTGGCAACATACAAGGTGGTAATCTGTTGACAGCCGGTTTGATTTCGGCTACCAGTTCAATCACTTCGGCAGCCAACGTGGTAGGTGGAAATATAACCACAGCAGGATTGATCACTGCCACAGGTAACATCACTGGTGGCAATATACTCACAGGTGGCTTGATCAGTGCTGCTGGCAACGCTACAGCTAACTTCTTTATTGGAAATGGTAGCCAACTTACCGGTATCACAGCAAGTGCCACCAGTTTGGTCAATGGAAACAGCAACGTGGTAGTTGCGGCCAACGGTAACGTGACTGTGGCAGTGACCAGCACCAGCGTGGCCACTTTTGCTACCACAGGGTTGTTGGTGACCGGTGTCGTTTCAGGATCGGGCAATGTCACAGGTGGCAATCTTGTTACTGCTGGTGTGCTCACAGCCACTGGTAGCGTTATAGGCGGCAACGTATTAACTGGCGGACTGATCAGTGCTACCAGCTTTATAACCTCGGGCGCCAACATTGTGGGAGGAAACATCGTCACGGCTGGTTTAATTACAGCCACTGGCAATGTTACTGGTGGTAACGTGCTTACCGCAGGCATCATGAGCTCAACCGGTAACGGCATATACGGAAACATACTCACAGGCGGCCTTGTATCGGCAACCAGCACTATTACATCGGCCGCTAACATTATAGGGGGCAATCTAACAACAGCCGGACTTGTTACGGCCACAGGCAATGTCACTGGCGGAAATATCCTGTCAGCTGGTATTATGAGCTCCACTGGCAACGGCATACATGGCAATCTAGTCACAGCAGGGTTGATCACCGCAACTGGCAACGTCACGGGTGGCAACTTGTTGACAGCAGGATTAATCAGTGCCACTAGCACCATAACATCTGCGGCCAACATTGTGGGTGGCAACATAACCACTGCCGGTTTGATCACGGCCACAGGCAATATTACTGGGGGAAACATACTTACGGTTGGCCAGGTCAGCGCCACTGGCAATGTTACCGGAAATTTCTTCATTGGAAATGGTGCGTTTTTAACCGGACTTTCAGCAGGCTCCAGCAACGGCATCAGCAACGGAGCAACCAGTATTAGTATACCTGTGAGCTCGGGCAATATCACTTTCAGCGTGGCTGGCCAGAGCAACACCGTGGTGGTAAATCTGGGCAGTTTCACCATGTATGGCACGTTTGCAGGCCCCAAAACACTCAGCGCAAATGTGTCCGTGGCCAACGCTGTAAATGCGGTGATTTTTGGACCTGTTACCATAGCAGATGGCTACAACATCACTGTGCCCGATGCTTCTACACTTTATACCTATTCGGGTGCATAAGGATTCACATAAATATATGACTAAAGGACACTAAAATGCCATTAAGTTTGGACGGCACAACCGGTATATCAGCTTCGGGTAACATCACAGGTGGCAACGTCATTGCCAGCGGTGCTTTGATTGTGGGTAGTTTTGCACCTGCATCTGTAAGCACAGCAGGCAACGTCACGGGTGGCAATCTAGTCACCGCAGGACTTGTTACATCCACAGGCAATGTAACAGGTGGTAACTTGCTTACAGCTGGATTGATATCAGCTACTAGCTCAATAACCAGTGCAGCTAATGTTGTAGGTGGCAACATTTCCACAGCAGGATTGATCACAGCCACAGGCAACGTCACCGGTGGCAACATCTTGACTGCCGGCATCATGAGTTCCACCGGTAATGGTATTCATGGAAATATTTTAACAGCCGGCTTGATTTCAGCCACATCCAACATGCTCACAGCCGGTTACATCACTGCCACGGGCAACGTATTAGGCAATATCTTTACAGTAAACTTGGGCAACACCACAGGAGCTGCCATCGTCAACGGTGGTGGTAACGGCGTAGGCAACATCGGCAGTGCCACTGGTTATTTCAACACAATACATGCCAAGGCCACGTCGGCTCAATACGCTGACTTGGCCGAGATGTATCTGGCAGATGTAACCTTGCATGCTGGAACTGTGGTAGAGTTTGGTGGCAATCAAGAAATAACAATTTCTTGCACCAATCATAGTCCACGTGTGGCTGGCATAATTTCAACCAGACCAAGCCATCTAATGAATGCCACACTTTCAGGCGAACATGCATACCCGGTGGCCCTTACTGGCCGAGTGCCGTGCACCGTGATCGGACTAATAACAAAAGGTGATTGTCTGGTTTCTAGCGACCACCCGGGTGCGGCCCGTAGACTGGATCCAGAGAAATTTGTACCAGGTTGTATCATTGGCAAGGCCTTGCAAGATCACCACAGTGAGTCTATCGGGACCATAGAAGTTGCTGTAGGAAGGTTCTAGTGCAGACCCGATATAGATCGGACTACGCCGGCGAATTCGTAGTTGTTAAAACTCGCTGGGCAGACGGAAAAAAAAATCAAGAACGCGAATGGATCGCTAATCCTATTGAGAATCATCACATAAGTGGCCGCGCAGCCTGCATTGGATCTGACTTTGATCGAGATCGGTTCAATCATGTCAGACTCCAACGACATCGAGGCGGTTTACTAGGGTCCAAAAAACTACAGACCTATGGTGTTGGTGATGTAGCCACCCACATGCGCTTGGACTTTGCCGTGGAAACACGTGCGGCTCAACTTGCAACATTGAAAGAATCTGGATACTCAGCAAAAAACATTGTTTATACCACTGCTAGGCAGTGCATAGCCATGCCGGGAGAATTTTATTTGATTCCTTGGGCCCCAGGCTTGTTGGACATAGCAGTTTTGCCATATCTGGCGGCCTTCGACGGACACCAAGAAATATTTTTACTTGGCTACAATCATGAAACGCCTGTAGAAAATGCCACGTGGCATCAGCAGATCAGAAATGTAATTGATGCCTACCCTGGAGTGCGATTTTATTTTGTAGGCGAAGCTACCAACATGTATGATGCCTGGTTGGAACCTGCCAATACACAGGTTATGACCCACAGAGATTTTATTGGCTATTGCGATGTTTGAGCCGTGGATTCAATGATCTGTATTTTGCTTTGAACCGCTTCAAAATTTACTGTTGACCATAATCCTGGGTGCATGGGCCTGGGCCAGGTGCCCGAGTCAATCCAGGCATAACCAAGATGTTCCGTATTGAGTTCGGGCACAAATTCTTGTTCTACGCTGCAATAAAAAGTATGATAGGCAAACACTCCGTCCACTGTGGTGAATTTTTCAATGGGAATTAGGCGCATGAAGTCGGGCACAAACCCTAGTTCTTCTCTACATTCTCTAAACATGGCATCGCGTAGACTTTCACCGGTTTCTATTCTGCCACCAGGCAAACCCCATGACCCAGGATGTTTAGGATCGTTTCTCATGAGATAAAGATAACGACCTGTGTCTACTGCATAAAACCAAACTCCTACTGCGTTTACAATACTAGGCTCCATGTGCCTCCAGGGTAAAGACCTTGATATGATTTGATCCAGCTTGAACCGGTCCATTTATATTGAATTTCTGTGGTGATATTAGTGACATATTGTATATTATCTGGACTTGATGATGAGTCAAAAGAAATTTGCCACCGTGTGCCATCATACTCTACGATGTCGTTGGCCCGCGCCACCAAAGGTTGTCCGTCCACCCCTGCCCACGACTCTGCGTCGCCTTCATCAAAGGTTCCTGTGGCTTCAGTAAATAGATATCTTTGTCCTGCGGATGCTGACGCTAATCCAGCTCCGGGGCCACTGCGCAAAGGATTGATCACAGCATCAACTGCTGCCAGAGTATTGGCAGGCACTGTGTCTGGATCAATAGTGAATAACAAGAACCTATCATCAGTGGGATCAAACGCAACAGTGCCGATCACATCTGTTCCATCATCCTGTTCCAACTTGATGTAGCTGATACCCGGGCGTAATACGCCATATTGTCCTACCACGGCAGTCCACAACAAGTTACTAGGTGGTGATTGGGGCGGATCCAAACTGGTGTTGGATTCATCAATGACCTGTGGTGGTCTTAGAGCCTGTAGTTTGCCACCTACCAATAGGACCTGGTAATTGAAAGGTGTAAAAACTTGTCGCGTGCCCAATAATAAATCATTGTCTAATATGGCATTGGAAGCATCGCCATTGGCATCAAATACTGAAGCCACAATGCGCTCAACCACACCCAGTTTCTTGACCTTGGCCGGACTGCTTATCCAGATGGGTATGCTGAAGGTCAGTGTGGCCACATCAATGGGATTTTCAGCATTGATAGGAATGGTGCGGCTGCTCCAGTTCACCCGCTCTAGATTGCACACGGTCAAGCTGGTCCAGTCTATATAGTTGTCGGTGTTTTGTATTTCCAAGGCCGGATTGAACAACACTACAATCTGTTCCAGGATCTGCATTTTTTGATTGGTGTTTGAGGTCCAGATATCCAGATTTATGGTCAGCTTGTAGGGCACTGGCATGAGTCTTTCTATGGTAAATGCATTGCCTTGTGTGGTTTCATAGGTGTCAGTATCTGCGTCGTAGGTCCGTTGTCTGACCTGTATGTTGCTGACAAAGTAAGGCTCTTGCATCCTAGGACGATCATACTCCAGGGCCGTGATGTAAAAAGTCATCAAGGGTGTTGATGGCAAATTGTTGGCTGAATTTTCTTGTATGATGGTCTGTGCTTGGCGGCTGGAATCACCATACCGCACTGGCACTCGTACCAAGGTATCGTCCTTGCCAGCTTGGTTGCGGCCATAGGCTACTTCAAAGTTTGAAAAGATCCTGGCAAACTGTAGAAGGAAGCGACGTATTTGTTCGTCGTAGAAGAACTGAGCGATGATTATCTCCCTGGAGGTCTTGGGTTTGGCGGCAAGTTGCCACCTTGATCACCGTTGTCGGCCTGCGGTTTGAGTATTTCACTAAGGCTCTGGCGGCTGGGAATGTTGCCTAAATCTGTGGTGGGCACGGTGTAGGTGTTGTTGACAAAGCTGGCCCGTTGAGTGAGAGCACCCGATGCCAGATCAAGATCGGTCCTAACATTGTCTTCAATCTTGACCCAAGACCGGCCATTGAATCTAAACAAGCGGTTGGGAAAATAGTCCAAGCGCAAGGCATAGTCACCGGCCACAGGATTCAGCGGAAAACTGACACCAGGTGTAACAGGTAGTCCGTTGGGTGCATATTGATCTCCAGTGAGATAGCCCATGGTGTAACCAAAGCTCTTGGGTGTGATACCTTCGCCGCCTTGGGTGCCGTCAACGGTTGGATAGGTGTCATCGACTGTGAGTCCTGCTCCGGCTGGTTGACCAGCTTGGGTAGGCAGTATGTAAAATTTGGTTACATCATAGCCACTCAGCGGCACATCTGCCTGTGCTTGAAGCAACAGAGCATCGTTGATGGCCAAATCTTTGGGTCGAGTGCTCATCCTGTCACCCACGGTTGCAGGATTTTCTATCAAGGTCCAGTAAGGTTGTCCTGTGCTGGGATTTACAGCATCGATGGCAGTGCCAGGCGGAACATTGCCGTTGGCCTGATAGTAGGTACCACCGTTGTTGACTATCTCACCAGAAGGATAAAAGTTGCCAGGATCCCAGATGTTTTCGGGCATGAACGGCTGGTTGATGATCTGGCTGTATTCTTGCGCATTGACCATGGGAGTGGCCTTGATGCGCCACAGGTGTGGTTGCCAGGTCTGGCTAAAACCTTCACTGGCAAAGTTGCCATCCTGTATCACATAGTATCTGGGCAAAGGCAAAGGTATAGTGCGATCCAAGGGATGATAGTCTTTGAGATTGGGCACTTCAATCACATCGCCCACCATGAGTTTGCGACCCAGAGTGTCTATCATGTCATTGTAGTGGAAGGTAATAAACAAGGTATCACCATTTAAGAACAGGCCAAATTGTGTGAGATCAAAGTCGATGTCTTGGGTACGATACACACCACGCATGACAAATATGTCCGGGTCATACACTCGGTCGCGATTTTCCAGCAACAGCAGATCTTCTATGAACAAGGGACTTTCTGTGCCATAGGTAGGTATGGTAGCGTCGCCCGGAGAGTTGGTCTGATCTGGATTAAGTTGCGGGCCTAAATAT